GAACCATTGACGCGCCGGGCTGGTCGCGCCAGCCATCATGCCAGCGCCGAGCGTGCGCAGTGCGCGGGTGCCGGTGTTGTCGTAGATGTTGTTGTGCCGGCGCCAGCCCTTGTCGCGGTCTTGGCGGAAGTATCGCCCGTTGCGCGGGAGCAGGTAGGTCGTGATCTCTTGCCAGTGAGACAGCCACGACGCCCGCTCAGACTTGAGCTGCCCCCATCGCGTGAACAGCTTGTCGCGGGTCGGTGCGCTGGGGTATGACTGTGCGTCGCTGGTGTATTCGCTCATCGTGCGCCTGGTGCGTTAGGGGTGCGTTGACCTTGAACAGCCCGTGGTAGGAAGCCGCCCGGTGCGCGTGGATACAGCAAATCGTTCAATGCCTGCCGCTGGTTCTCAAGTGACGATTGCGCAGCGCCCATCAATCGTCCGATGCCCATAAGACCACCGCCCGGGGAACCCATAATTCCTCCGCCAGGTGCGCCCATCAACCGCAATCCGGATAGTGGGTTTCCGTACTTGGCGAAGTCGGCGAAATATGCCTCGCGGTCCTCTGCGCTGAGCTTGACAAGATCCTCGGTCTTCATCGGCGAAAACAACGGACGCTGTTCTGTTTGCGGTTGCCTACCAAATAATCCACCACTACCACCGCTTGGCTGTTTGGGAATAGTCATCCACGGACGGGCTGCATCTGCCGTCTCCTCATTGCTTGCTGGTGGTCTGATATTGCCGAACGCAGCCATGTCAGCCTCCGAGGAGTGAACTGCGACCGAGCGCCAAATCCTGCGGGTTGACGCCGGTCGGTCCAGTCAGCATGGTGCTGGTCGGCCCGCCACCTGCGCCCTCTGCTGCGCCCGCCATGATGCTGCCCATGTCAGGCTGCCGGCGGTTGGCTGCGGCCATCGCCTGGGCACTGCGCCGCTGCTGCGAAGCGGCCTGCGCTTCGGCCTGTCGCTGCGCTTGCCGCTGCTCTCCGAGTGCTTGTTCTTGTGCCTTATCGGCCCGTTCGCCAGCGTATACGGCGTAACCTGTTCCAGCTGCCGCTGCTGCTGCTGCCGCAACTGCGGCAATGGTGGTGATCGCTGCCATTTCAGATCTCCTTGGAATGCATCCGCTCGGTCAGAGTGTAACCCATGATGCCGAGGATTCTTGCGGCAGGTGTCTCATCTCGCCCATTCATCACGAGATCGCTCATCGCCACGTACTTGAGTCCTCGGCGCTTGGCCTCATTCTCGAACGCCTGCATGAGCCTGATGCCGGCCATCCCACGGTACGCAGGATCGACCCACCAGGCGAGCTCAACCGCGGTCTGGATGTGCGTGGCAAACCACAGCGGCCCGACCATCCCAAGGATGAATCCGATGATGCGCTCGCCGTCAACCGCAACGAACGAAACTCCACATTCAACGACCGCGCTTATACCGTTCGCTAGTTGCTCGTCGGTCAGGTTGTCGTTGATCGCCCGGTACTCGCTGTACTGGATGAACTGCCTGCCCATCGTCAGCAGCGCAGGAACGTCATCGCGGGTTGCTGGTCGGATCATTGCATGCCCTCGTATGGGTCGTAGTCGCCTGGCCGAGTGTCGATGCGGTCGCGCACCTCGCGTGGGAGTTGCTTGCCGACGGGGAACGCGAACGTCAGGGCCAGCGCGTCGGCGATGTCCGGGCTGGCCCCGCCCTGTAGCCGGCGCTTAATGTCGTCCTTGGACTCAAGCACCCGTCTGCCGTTGCTGTCGTACGAGTACGTTGGGGTGGCGAGTTCGGCCTTTAGGTACGGGTCGTTGGGGATCGAGCCGCCCTGCTCCATCCACTCGCGCATCGTCCACCACATCTCGGTGCGCTTGTTGACGAACAGGCCGGGGTTGTTGGCCTTGCCGCCGAAGTTCACTTCCACGATCCCGTAGCCCAACTGGCGCAGGCGGTCGATCACGCCCGCCCCGCCACCCACGTCGATGAACACGCCGTCTGGGTCGCGCTCCTCGATGACGTTGGCTACCCGACCTGCAAGGCTCATGTTGTCGATGCCTCGGTAAATCTGCGGCTCGAACGCTACTAGCCCTTGGCGCAGCATGATGACGCTACGGTCATCACCGAACCGGGCCGGGTCAACGCCGACAACGAGCGGAGCGTCCACGATGTCGCCGTCTGAGTATCGGCGCCGTGCCGCTGACTCAGCGTCGGACAGCGTAATGAGCTGATCGTCGCCGGCTGCGCTGAAGTCGCACAGGTACTCGCGTGCGAACGCCGACTCTGGCATGTCGCGGCGCAGGCGCTTGACCTCGTCACGGTCGATGGCGTCCGTATCATCGACGGTATAGAGGGCAGACCACCAGTCCTCGAGTCCGTTGGAGCGGTAGAACAGCTCGCTGAACAGGTTGATTCCGGACGGCGTGCCAATGAACATCGCCCAGCCCTTGCGGTCGGACAGGGCAGGCTGAACGATGTCGGTCCAGACCTCGGGCTTGATCTGGGCGACCTCGTCAATCACGCAGCCGTCGAGACGGACGCCGCGCAGGGCGTCGGGGTTGTCGCCGCCGAACAGGCGGATGGTCGCGCCGTTGTGTTTGAACACGACGGCCAGATCGACCTCGTTGATGTCGATGGCCCCGGTCGTGCGCATCGGGCGCAGCTTGTCCTTGAGACGAGCCCAAGCGATGGCCTTGGCCTGGCGCAGGAACGGAGCGATGTACACGAAGAACCCGAGCGGCTGCTTGCATTTCAGAGCCTTGTCCAGAAGCTCCATGATGGCGAGTTCCGTCTTGCCAGCACGTCGGTGCAGGGCAAGAACGGTGAACCGTTTGCGCTTCAGGTGACATTCCCGCTGCCACTGGCGCGGGTTGTAGTCAAGACTTATCGGCACTGGGCACGCCCGTGATGACGGTCAGGTTCACGCCGCCGGCATGGTCAACCCCAACCTTGTCGCCGTACTTCTTGGGGTTCCACTTGGCGAGGAGCTTGAGCCGCGTCTCGACCTGGAGGCGACGCCATGCGACTTCGACCTGATCGGCTGGCTTAGTGTCGGCCAGTTCCTTGCACTCGTCGGCGATCACATCGTGCCCGTCCTCGCGTGCCTGCGCGATGCGTAGGTCAAACGCTGGATCCTTGGCCCTCCAGTCGTAGACCACGGTGAAATGAGGCTTGCCTTCAAGCCTGCACCATTCCCGGAGCGGCCTGCCTGCGGCCAGCCATGCAACGAGTTCGTCGGCTAGGTCTTGCGGGACGGGCTCTGGCGGTCGGCCTATCGGGCGCGGCGCTTGGCTGACTTCGCCTTGTCCGCCCGCACGAATTTCTTTGCGACGGACATAGGGACGCCGGCCTTCTTTGCGAACGACCGGGAGTGCGCTGCCGCCTGCATCAGGCGCTTCTGTGCGGGTGATTTGCTTGGCATCAGGTTTCATTCTTGTATGAAAGATGGATTTCCAGTCCAACGGATTCGGCGATGGCGATGGCGCTGGCGAGGTTGCAGCCCTTTCGGCGGATCTTTGGTGCGTCAGAAAGCAGGCACCGCACGTTGTGTGCGGCCATGCGGTCTTCGGCGTCCATGCGAACAGCCAGCGCGTTGGTGACCTGTCCGGTCTGTGCCATGTGCTCGCGCACGGCGGCCTTCCAGTCGTCGAAGCTTCGTACGATCATGGCGTGATTATATCAGTCCTTGGTGCTGTTTATGCCGAAATCTTGGATAGTTGCCGCCCAGACTAGTCGCGGTGTGCCCGGCCCCATCCACCGTGCCTCGATCTCGTCGGTGACGAAACACCTGGCTTCGACCTGGGTCATGCCCTGATCGTCGCGTAGGCGGGCTGCGATCATGTCCGCGCTGTAGACGACCACGGGCGGCCCTGCCTCGCCGGCGCGGGGGTAGTGCACGCCGAGAATGCAGTCATCGAGGCCGGCCAGCAGCACCTGCTTCGACGACTTGCGCTTGCGTGCCATGACCGGGATTGTACGGGGCGGCGAGTCGTGCCCTCCACACGGCTGCGATGTTCCGAACGCTCTTGTCGGCGAGATCGTTGCGCACGACTGTCGCTGGGGACGGGCCGCCGTCAAGGTACTCGGCTAGCCAGCGTCGGTACATGGCGTCGGCATCGCCGTCGGACAGTCCGTTCGTGCGCAGTTTGGCGAGCGTGAGCTCGCGCTCCTGCTCGACCTTGGCGGTCATCACGGCTATCCCGTCGGCAATGACCTCGTCCTCGGTCACAAGCCTCTGCTGTCCGTCCTCCCCCTTGACATACCAA